GTTAATGCAATTATGACTCAATCGCAAATGCGAATGGAGTTAATTGCTAGAGTGTTTGCTGAAACAGGAATTAAAGATTTATTTAAAAGAATTTTTGAATTAACTTGTAAATATCAAGATAAGGAAAGAATTGTAGAATTAAATAATCAATTTATACCAGTTAAACCTACTGAATGGCGAAATAGATACAACATATCTATTACAGTTGGTTTGGGTAGTGGCTCTAAAGAGCAACAAATTTTAATGTTAAACAATATTTTAGAAAGACAGCTCCAAGCTTTCCAATTACAAGGCAATAGAGAGTACCCAATGGTGTCTTTAAAAAATATTTACAACAGTTTATCTAAAATTATTGAAAATGCTGGTCTTAAAAATGTGGAAAATTACTTTGTAAATCCAGATCAAGGTAAACAAATGATGACTCCTCCACCACCACCAGAGCCTACACCTATTGAAAAAATTGAATTTACAAGAATTGCTAGTGAAGAAAAACGAAAAATTGCAGAACTTGAATTAGAATTGAAAAAAATCAAATCTGATAATGCAGAAATTCTTTACGAAAACGAAATTAAGCTTAAAGAGCTTGAATTAAAATATAATGCACAAATAGATTCACAACAAATAAAAGCTGATGCCGATTTGAATAAAATGTTGGTCGCAGAATCAACAAAAGACTTTAGAGAAGCGGCTAAACAATCACAAATGGTACAAGATCAGGTAAAAGCTTTATATGAACAAGAACCAGGAAGCGAAACTCCAACAGGAAGTGAGCCAAGCAAACAAAGTTAAACAACTTTTTGAAAATCCTTTACTAAAAGAGAGTTTTGAGAAGTTAAAAAAACTTTATGCTGAAAGTTTATTTAATACTGGAGCTAAAGAAACAGAAGCTAGAGAAAAACTCTGGTTAGCTTACAATGTAGTGGGCAAAGTAGAACAAAATTTATTAGAAATTTTAGATACAGGAAAATTAGCCTCTAAAGAATTAGAAGATTTTCGTAAAAGTATCAAAAATCAAAAATTCTAACAAAAAAAGTTAGGATAAGTCAACCTTACACAACAGGAACTTAACTAAAGGAGCAAACAATGGCAGACAATTATGCTAACCCCTTAAAGGGAGCTGAAACTGACATCAGTAAAGCAACAAAAACAATAACAGGCTTATTAAATTCAAACTCAATAGAAGTTAAAAAAGATGAGCCACAAAAAGAACAACAGGATTCTCCTGAACCAACACAAGAGGAATCACCACAAGTGGAAGATCAACCTCAGGAACAGGAAATAAAGGAAGAAGAATCTAACGATGAAACTTCCGAAGAAGTATCTCAACAAGAACAAATTGAGACTCAAGAGAAACAAGATTCCACCGAAGAAGAACTTTACAAAGTTAAAGTTGCTGGTCAAGAATTTGATGTTAACCTTGATGAGTTGAAAGCTGGTTACTCTAGGGATGCTGATTACAGACGAAAGACAGAGGAACTTTCTTATGAAAAGAAACAATTTATGTCTGAATCTGAAAAGCAAAGACAAGACTATTCTTCAAAGCTTAACGAATTGAATCAGTTAATGTCAGTTGCCCAACAACAATTACAAACAGAGATTAATTCTTCTGATTTGGAAAAGTTGTACGAAGAAGATCCAACAGAAGCTGCTAGGATTGAACATAGGCTAAGACGAAAGCAAGAAAAGCTTAATTCAGCTATGGCTAAAACGCAATCTGAACAGCAAAAACAATTTGATAGTTTTTTACAGGAACAACAGAAAAAATTGGTAGTTAAAATGCCAGAATTTTCTAATCCTGAAAAAGCATCACAATTAAAATCTTCTATGAAAAATACTTTAAATTCTTATGGTTTTAATGACCAAGAGGTAGCACAAGTATATGACCATAGAATAGTAATGTTGGTAAACGATGCTATGAAATATAGAAATATGCAAAAGGCAAAACCTAATATTGCAAAGAAAATTTCTAAACCAGGCAAAGTTTTTTCTTCAGGGGTTAAACAAAGTAAAGCTGATATAAATTTAAAAGCCAGAAAAGAAAAGTTGAGTCGTCTAAAGAAAACTGGAAGTGTTAAAGATGCTACCAGTATATTTTTAGATATGATTAACAAACAATAACAACTCAACATAAGGATAAATAACTATGGCACAAGTAACTAATACTTACTCAACATACGATGCTGCTGGTGAAAGAGAAGATTTAGCAGATATTATTTATAATATATCTCCTACTGATACTCCTTTCATGTCTGGTATAGGCAGAGAAAAAGCAACTGCTGTTTACCATGAGTGGCAAACAGATAGTTTAGCAGCAGCAGCTAGCGACAACTATCAAATAGAGGGTGATGAGATTTCATTCGCAGCTCCCTCTGCTACTACTAGAATAGGAAACAGAACTCAGATTTCTAGAAAATCTGTAATCGTTTCTGGTACTCTAGATGCAGTATCTACTGCTGGTAGAAACAATGAGTTAGCTTACCAAATCTCTAAAAACTCTAAAGAGTTAAAAAGAGATATGGAAACTTCTCTAACAGCAAACCAAGCACCTGTAACTGGTGATGATTCAACACCTAGAAGATTAGCTGGTATTGAATCTTGGATTAAAACTAACACATCTAAAGGTGGTGGTGCTGGTGCAGATCCAAGTACATCTGGTACTAATGCTAGAACTGATGGAACTCAAAGAGCTTTCACAGAAGCACAGCTTAAAGATGTAATTAAAAAAGTCTGGGATAGCGGTGGAGATCCATCTATGGTTATGCTTGGCTCTTTCAACAAACAAAAACTATCAGGCTTTACTGGTGGATCTACAAGATTTGATCCAGCAGAAAACAAAAGATTGGTAGCTGCTGTTGATGTTTACGAATCTGATTTTGGTGCGATGACTGTTGTACCTAACAGATTTAGCAGAAGCAGATCAGCTTATGTCTTATCACCTGATATGTGGGCAGTTGCCTTTTTAAGAGATTTCCAATTGGTTGATCTTGCAAAAACTGGTGATGCTGCGAAGAAAGCTATGTTAGCAGAATACACACTTGTTTCTAGAAATGAAGCAGCAAGTGGTGGTGTATTTGATTTAACAACATCATAATAAAAA